TGGCAATGGCATCAGGGCTGCACACGACAGTCACCGCAAGTGATACGGTTGACACGGGATTAACCGAGGTTTTTGGCGTCATGGTCATGCTTCAGAGTGATCCGGTCTTAACCGCAAGCAGTGCCTCCGCGACGATTCCCGATCAGGTAGCAGGCGGCGGGACCGTCCTCATAAAAACGTGGATGGCTACAAGCTCCTCGGTTACTACCCCAACGGCAGCAACCACGTTTACTAAAGTGGTGCAGTGGGTGGCATTCGGAAAGTGACAAGTTGTGAGTAAGTGATATGCCACTGATCTTGATAGCCACACCAGGCAGCGCCTCGGCGAACTCCTACGCGACGGTAGCCGAGGCGGACCTTTTTCACGAAGGCCACGTCTACGCGTCTGCCTGGTGGGCGCTCGATCCGATTCCCAAGGTGGTGGCGCTCGTTCACGCAACGCGGGTCTTAGATGAACAGGTGCAGTGGAACGGAACCAGAACCACGGAAACGCAAGCATTACGTTGGCCTCGGTTCGGGGTCCCGGATCGGGACAATAGGGACGGATGGGATTATGGATACGGGCGGGGCTACGGGTATGGCTTCCACATTGATGACGGGGTGATTCCTCTGTGGTTGAAACATGCGACGGCGGAATTGGCCCGTAGTCTAGTGATCGAAGATCGGACCCAGGAACCTGACTTGTTAGAGTTCTCAGAGATTACAGTCGGTACGTTATCGCTGGTGAAAGACACCAGCAAACGGAAAGACGTACTCCCGGAAAGCGTGCGGGCAATCGTTGCTCCCTATGGGATAGTCAATTCTTACACCGGAGTTGGGATAGCGAAACTGATACGTTCATGAATATACTTTTTACATTGTTGGTTGTCGGTGTCCTGTTCCTTCCTCCTGCCCTTGACCCTCTTGTGTCGCTCCTTGGGGGTCAAGGGATTCTCTCTTCCGTTGCGCAAGCCTCGGAACCCCAAGACGTTGACAGTGGTACCTCGGCGGGCAGCGTTGACGTTGCGTCTGCCGTGGCAGGAGTGCGAGTGGGCCCGGTGGAAATCCGTACCGCTATGAGACTTCAAGTTAAAGCAGGCGCGGCCTCTCCGGTCTGTTTCAATTACGTAGACCGCGCTGCAAGCTGCGCCACCGCGCTAACCAATCCTGATTCTACGGGCATGTGCCTCCCAGCGGGCAACGCCTACATTTTTATGGTTGCGGATGAACATTTTCGCGGGCAAGTTTGCGCGATCAATTTTACTTCCGGCACGTCTCGTGTCGGTTGGAATGCGTGGTGAGATGGGATTACGTGAAGTCTTTGCAAAAGCTGCGCGTACTGCGGTACTGGCGTTTGATGATGTCCCGGAAAATTGCACGTTTCATAAGATCGCATACGACCCAACGAGCGGACAAGCGACTGGTGCGGATGCTTTCACGATCAGAAATTGCAAAGCCATCCGACAAGATTTTGTCACAGAAAAAATAGACAACTCCAATATCTTGAAAGAGGATCGGCAATATATTTTGCCCGCGATTTACTTAGGCGGAGTAGAGCCCAAAGAGGATGACACGCTTGACTTTGGCGGCGATGAAATCTGGACGGTCCACATAGTTTCTACCGATGCAGCCGGAGCAGCGCACTTGCTGCACTGTCGAAAGAAGTAGGAGGTCGAACTGTGAAAAAGAAAAAGAAATCGATGAAGATGAAAAAGAAGATGAAATGGATGGGCAAATAACGTGGCTGACGGTACACTCCTCCAGTTTAAGGCCGACCTGAAAGCCTTTAGCGATGCCGTAGGAGTAACCGTAGGCGCAGCTACGCAGAAGATTAGTATTCAGATCCATGATGGGGTTATCGACAAAACACCGCGTGATACTGGCCGTGCAGCGGGTTCGTGGGGAATCAGTTTAGATACACCGGGTGACTATCAACTGCCGGAAGGGGATTACGGAGGCAGCGGACGAGCGGCGAAGAGTCAGCAGAAGGTGCTAAGCAAATTGCAGAAAGACCCCTATCACGAAGTGTTCATCTACAACAACCTGGATTATATCGAGGCGCTGAACATGGGCCATAGTCGCCAAGCCCCTGCCGGTTTCGTGGAGATTACGTTGGCGGAAGTGGAAGCGGCGGTGGACAGCATTATCGCCGAAACTGAGAAAGAGAATTTACCAGCATCATGACATGGGTAACGGAACGCACGGCGATCCAAGGCCGATTTAGTAACTGGACGGCAACGAAAGTCCAGTATCCAGGCATTCCATTTTTGGAACCAGCGGGCCCGTGGATTTCTGTCCACATTCTCAACGGTGAAGGCATCATTGCCACACTCGGCACTCCGCACGCACGCCGTCATATTGGTGTGGTTGCAGTCCAGATATTCGACAAAGAGAACAGCGGCGAAGTTACCATTAGAACCTTAGCCGACGCTGTGGAACTGCTGTTTATCAATGATAATTCTCGACTGACTATCTCAGGAACCGAATGGATTGACTTTGACCAGCCCGAACTAACACCAGGATTCGTGCAAGATGGGTGGAGACAGCGGAATGTCAACGTCAGCTATCAGCGGAACGAGGTGAAGTAGAACGCTTATGGATAGGTTCAGTCAAAGCACGTTCGTCAGACCAGCCCAAAGGGTTCTTTCGGTGAGCCAGGGTAGACTTTGGAATATTCAAAAGTCTTGCCCACTGGGAGATGGAGAGTCTTTTCCCATTAAGAGTCAAGAACGTATTATCTCGCCTATTATTTTGTTGTTGTTCTTCCAATGCCCAATAGCAATTTGCTTCCCATCTTTTCTCAATGCACTGCGCACAATGCCCGCAACTATAATGGCCGTTATTGTCTCGCCTCTCTATCGAATATTTCAAGCTTGTACGCGGCCCCATGTCGGCATAAAAATTAACGAAAGATGTGCGCCACCAGTCGCATATAGTGACACCACGCCCACCGTAATCACAGAAATATCGGGCGCGGGTATTCAATACGCGCTGCTTAATACTATTCCAGGTAATGTATTCCGGGCTATCGGTCATACGATGAATTGCGGGCATGCTGCACCTCCTCATGGTGTCCTCGTGAAGCGCGGCAAGCCCTGTGAGGTACAGGGCATCGGGAGCGACCCTAGCCGCGTAATGACATTAGCAGAGTGCAGGGGCTAGGGATAGTGAAGCAAGGGAAACCGTATGAGGTAACAAAATGTGAAACTCCCGGATGTCGCCATACTATTGCGATTGCGAACGGGAAGGGCGAAACAGCGGGAAAACTCCGCTGCCACGTATGCAAGAAGGAAGCGGAAGTTTAATTTTCTAACACGTATTAACTGTTGCTAAGTGCCCCGATGCGGGCCATGCGCAAGGAGATTTGCAAATGGCTCAGGCATCGTCGAGTAGGGTTTCCCTTAGATATATCAAGGAAAGTGTGTATGGAACAACGCCGAGCACGCCCACAATGACTACTGTTCGCCGCGTTCCTGGAGGGGGTGGACTTTCTAGAAATTCGCAAGTTGTAACTTCTCAGGAAGCGGACTCATCCAGAACCATCCCGGACCAGATAGAAGTAGGCTACTCCGCTGCCTTCGACTTCAATTTCGAATTATCCTCCGGCACCCTTGATGACTTCTTTGTCGCTATCTTGGGGGGGACCAGATACGTGGGAACCACCACAGCGCAGACAACCATTTCCGCCGCTTCAGTCGGCAATAAGTTAGTCCGGTCTGGTGGTAGTTTTATCACTGACGGATACAAACCGGGCGCGTGGATCAAGGTCAGCGGGTTTACCGGAACAACGGCGAACAACGGATTGATGCGGATCAACAACGCCGATGCTGATGTGACCGCGTTAGAAATGAATATTGATACAGCGACAAAGACATTTGTTGCGGATGCGGCAGGCGAAGCGGTGACCATCTCACAAGATATGGTTCGCACCGGCACGGTCAATCAAGACTCGTTCTCGTTCGAATCTCATTTTACCGATTTGAGTAACGTCTACCTGCGTGGCACTGGCTACCGTCCGACGACCCTCTCTCTTGATGCATCAGCGGGCGCGGTGGTCACAGGCTCAGTCAATTTCTTAGGGCAGACGGCAACGACCTCAAGCAGCGCGTTTACCAGTGAAGTGGTGACAGCAGCCACGGCTACGCAGAGCATGAACGCTACGTCAAACGTGGGCACGCTCTACGAAGGTGGTACGGCTATTACAGCACTAGCGCGACAAATCACTATTAACATTAACCCGAATGTGACTGAGTTGCGCGCCATAGCGAACCCAGCAGCAGCGGCACTGATTGATGGCACCTTTGATATTCAAGTTGGGCTGAATATGTTTTTCTCCGACCTGACCTATATCACCAAGGTCATTAACCGAACCTCAACGTCTCTTTATCTGCCTTTTACTGACGCTGCGAACAATCACATTGTCTTTAGCTTCCCGAAGGGTTACCTCTCCGGCACGCCGAAAGAGCAAGGGCAGAATACACCAGTCGCGCAAGACCTAACCTATACGCCGGTGCGCTTTACCGGATTCACTTTGACGCCCTCAATAATGATGCAGATAGACGTTCCCAAATAACTTTT